CCAAACCTAGAGGACAGGCTAATGTTCGGCCTCAAAAGGACAAAACAGGCAAGCACGATGCCAAAAACGTGCAACGTGAGATCGCTCAGTTCAAATGCACCGCATTGTATCTGCGCGGTAGGGACAGTATGTATCCGGATTTGCCGGCACTCACACGTTTCAATGCGTGGGTTACAGCAAATAAGGATAATATCGATCCTTCGGAGCAACGTGTCTGCACAAAATGCGGACATGTAGATTTCACGCTTTGTTCTCACTCCTTGCTGGAGGTAGTGGAACAAAAAGTTGACGAGGAAGTCCAGATTGTGCCTCGCCGACTACGTCACCATGAGTGGTCCTTCCAACCCGTGAAGGCGGTCAAACAGGCTTTCCAATGGCCGGGCTTTGACACTCACTCACAAAGTGACGAGAGACTGCATGGGTTTAGTAATCACCACTTGCCCGATGATCTGATGGTACCTGAACTTTTCAGTTACCTAACTTTAAATATGCAGACCAGCTATCTAGTCAACGGTGTGGAGGACCGAGCTTTGCGTTTGTCGCATGTCCACCGATTGGCTCAGAAATGGGTGATCCAGAAGAATCTCGAGAAAGCGATAGAGGCTGACCAACACTTCGGTGTTCGGATCAAGTTCACAATACAGCGTGCATGCGATAATAAGCAAAATGCAATGCTGTACGGAGAACGTGACCCGGCGCGGAATTTTGGATTAGCCTGGTTGCCCGGATCCCGCGTATCGCAATTAATGCTACTTTTACTGGTTGTAGTGGCATTATACAACATCTCAACAACCTTAGGCTTGATGTTACGCACTTTGGAAGTGGTGTCGTACATCGCCAGTGCTACGCTTTACATCTTGAAATGCGTGGCCGTCTCTGTACCGGATTTGGTGCCGAAGATGTTCGTTTCCGCTTCACAACACCAGAGTGGAAAAGAGCTGTCGTTTCAGTGCGTGAGCACAGATTACGACAATCGTTGGTACGTGCCCGAAGGGGATGCACATGCCGTGATCCAATCTTGCAGCTTTACGGATTGGGTGATGGCAGGTGTGACCGAGGTGTCCTACCAGAGCTTGGACACCTACGACATGACTTGGAATCATATCACCAAGTCCAGGGACGATTTTTGCGGCCGAGTATGGCTGGAGTTAGCTGGCTACCGAATAATTTGGGCCGGCGACCGACTGATGCGCGCAATGGAAGCGGGTCAGATTGGTCCTCTAGACTTGCTTCGGTTGTGGGCTTGGACTCTGTGGGCGGAGTTCCGGCTCTTAATATTCCATTGTTAGAACCTCAGCCTACGATTGTTATGTCTAATTGCATACACAATCAGCTTGAATCTCTCGGCCAACGTTATTTGAAAGTAACGCCCGAACCACAAGCCAAGAATCTCAACTTCCAACTCTTGAACAGAATAGTAGATCATTTAGCGAAACAGATCTCTGAGTTCTTCTGTCCTGAGTTTAATTTTCAACAGTATGTCCGAGCAAAACCTGGAGCCGTTCGCAGACGGTTCTTAAAGGCATACAAACAGATGTGTGATGGTCAACGAAACATATCTAAGAACTCTGAAATCGCTGCCTTCGTCAAAAATGAACGTTATTTTGAAGAAGGTAAGTCCCCACGCATGATAATGGGAAGGGATCCAAAATTTAACATCGTGTATTGCCGTTTCATCGCAAGGCTTGAAGATGCGTTCTTCAAGTTGCCGCAAGTGGCGAATGCTTGTGACTACACTAAATGTGGTGATAAATTTTCGAAACTTTTCAATCATTGTGCCAGCATGTTCGAGAATGACATGTCTAAGTTTGAGGCCACCCAGCGCGAGTGTCTTTTGGGATTAGAATATCTAGTCTACGATAAGGTGCTTTCTCAATGCGGGTGTGGTCATGAGCTTGAGGATCTCCGCACAGTCTTTGCTGCTAAATGCATAAAACCTGTCGTTACAGGTGAAGGTGTTAAAGCAACATTCCAATGGTGCAGAGGTTCTGGAGACATGGACACTAGTTTGGGTAATGGAATAATCAATTACATTAGTACAATGTATTTTATGATCCACAATTTTTGTGGTGATGATTGCCAACTCGAACAGTGTCACTGCGACATTTTCGACAAATTCGTGCTTAAGGGAGACGACTCTTACGGTTGCTGTCCACAGTCAACGTTGACCAATACATACGCGTGGTTTGGTCTTGACGCAAAGTTGATTTACAGATCTGATGCCCGTAATGTTGAATTTTGTAGCGGCCATTTTATTCGCACGGCTGCAGGTAAGTGGACCTACGTTCAAAAGTTGCGTAAGCTGGTGACTTCAGTATCGACATGCATTAATCCTGACACTATCAAGAACGGGTGGTTAGGGCATTATTTGAAATCATTGGGACTCATGTATATGAAATTGTATGCAGGGGTTCCCGTGTATGAAAATTTTGCAAAAATGTTAATGACTGCTGATGATTCACATGGGATTAACACCTATCTCATTGAAGGTGTGTCATATGGTGCCTGGGAAGCGTTTTCACATTCGGGTAATGCTCAAAGAGTAGACTCGTGTCCAGAAACGTTACTAGACATTGCGGAACATAATGACATGCCATTAGCTCAATTGGACGCACTTATAAATTGTTTTGACAAAACGCGGATTCAAATGCCCGCACATCATCTCAAGCGGTGCAATGTCAAAACAAAGATGGACGAAAGTCTGATCGACCCGGGAAATACCATCAACACCTGGGTAAATCGAATTGATTTATGCAAGAAAGCGAGGGAGATCCGCAAGACTCTCACGCGATTATCGCACCAGCCGAAGATCATTAGGCAGTTGTTTTCAAAGATCTGAAAACAGTAAATTAATTCAACCACAGGGGTAATATGTGGTAAAAGATCAGAC